TTAATCAAGCTTGCCATACATTCTTCCAGATATGACAATAGCCAAGATTGAACTCCCAAGAAAGCTCATCCATGTCTTCGCAGGCAGGGCTGACGTTCGTGGGGCGCATGGAGGGCGCGGATCAGGTAAGACTAGAAGCTTCGCCAAGATGATAGCCGCAAGAGGCTATATGTTCGGCAACGAAGGCGTGAAAGGGATTCTTCTGTGCGCTCGACAGTTCATGAATTCCCTAGAGGACTCAAGCCTTGAGGAAGTGAAGCGAGCCATTGAAGAGGAACCTTTTCTAGCCTCCTACTATGAGATTGGTGATAAATATATAAAGAGCAAGGATGGCAGAATCCAGTTCGCTTTCTCTGGCCTAGACCGCAACATCGCTAGCATTAAGTCAAAGGGCCGCATTCTCATCTGCTGGGTAGATGAGGCTGAGCCGGTCACGGATGACGCATGGACAACCCTGATTCCTACTCTTCGAGAGGAAGACGAAGGATGGAACGCCGAATTGTGGGTGACCTGGAATCCTAAGCGAAAGACCGCTCCAGTAGAGGGAAGATTTAGATTCTCGGATGATCCTCTGACAAAGGTTGTGGAGCTCAACTGGCGTGATAATCCCAAGTTTCCTGCCAAACTAGAGCGCCAGAGACTCAGAGACAAAATAGAGCGCCCTGATGAATATGGCTATATATGGGAAGGAGAATATCAGCAAGTCAACGCTGGAGCCTACTTTGCAAAGCACCTGATAGCCGCCAAAGAGGAAGGAAGGATTGGGAATGTAGCCGCAGATCCTCTAATGACAATCCGCATATTCTGCGACTTGGGCGGAACTGGAGCCAGGGCAGATGCCTTTACCATGTGGGCAGCTCAGTTCATCGGGAAAGAAATAAGAGTATTGAACTATTATGAGGCAGTTGGACAGCCGCTATCTACCCATATAGATTGGCTTAGAATAAACGGCTATACTCCTGAAAAGGCTCAGATTTGGCTCCCTCACGATGGGAATACAAATGACAAGGTGCATGATGTATCATTTGCCAGCGCATTTAGAAAGGCGGGATATGAAGCAACGGTCATTCCTAATCAGGGTAAGGGTGCAGCTAAGGCGCGAGTTGAGGCTGCTCGCGTGCTGTTTCCTTCAATATGGTTTAATGCCGCGACCACTGAAGCGGGAAGAGACGCGCTCGGCTGGTATCATGAGAAGCGAGATGAAATCAGAGGAATTGGCCTTGGTCCAGAACATGATTGGTCAAGCCACGGATCGGACGCATTCGGCCTCATGTGCATCGCTTATCAGAGGCAGCCTAAAAAGCGCCCTGTAGACGTGCAGATGATACCTTCAGCGAATCACTGGTGATATAAATGGCGATAACCAAAGAAGAACGGCTTGGCAAGGTCCACACAAGGGCGCTTAGACAGTTCGATGATATCCAGAGTTCTCTAAGGGATGAGCGCCTTCAGTGTCTTCAAGATCGCCGATTCTACTCTATCGCTGGAGCTCAATGGGAAGGGCCGCTTGGGGCTCAGTTCGAGAATAAGCCAAAGCTAGAGGTAAACAAGATCCATCTAGCAGTTATCCGCATAATCAACGAATACCGAAACAACCGCATCACGGTCAACTTCGTCTCTAAGGACGGCTCAGAGAATGAGGATTTGGCAGACACCTGCTCAAGCCTTTACCGCGCATCAGAACAGGACTCAATAGCAGAAGAAGCCTATGACAATGCCTTTGAAGAGGCTGTTGGTGGCGGCTTTGGCGCATGGCGTCTTCGTGCTGATTATGAGGACGAGGAAGACGAAGAAGACGAGCGGCAGAAGATTTGTATTGAGCCAATCTTTGATGCCGACTCTTCTGTGTTCTTTGATCTGAACGCCAAGCGTCAGGATAAGGCAGATGCAAAATATGCCTATATCGTCTCATCTATTCAGCGCACCGCATACGAGGAGATGTATCAGGAAGATTGCGCCTCATGGCCTAAGCAGATATTTCAGCGTCAATTCGATTGGCTGACTCCTAATGTTGTCTATGTCGCTGAATATTATGAGGTAGAACAGAAATCTGACTACTTAGTTACATTCCAAGGAGTTGATGGCTCCATTGAGAAAGAGTACGAGGCAGACCTGAAAAATGAGGATGGCGAGCTACAGAGCAGCCTTGAGGCGCGTGGATATCGTGAAATAAAGCGCAAGAAGATAAAAACCAAGAAGGTTCACAAGTACATCCTGAGCGGTAACAAGATTCTTGAGGATTGCGGGTATATTGCAGGAAAGAATATCCCGATTGTTCCCGTCTACGGTAAGCGATGGTTTATCGATAACGTTGAGCGCTGCATGGGTCATGTGAGGCTGGCAAAAGACCCGCAGCGCATCAAGAACATGCAAATCTCCAAGCTGGCCGAGATTTCTGCGCTTTCATCTGTTGAGAAGCCAATTTTTACTCCTGAGCAAGTGGCGGGACACCAAGGAATCTGGGCTGAGGACAACATCAAGAACTATCCTTATCTCTTGGTTAATGGCCTGACCGACGCCAACGGGAACACAATGGCAATCGGCCCCCAGGCGTATACCCGCTCTCCTCCTATTCCGCAGGCTATGGCTGGGCTTCTGCAGATGACTGAACAGGACATCCAGGATGTTCTGGGGAATCAGCAGGCAGGCGAACAGATGATGCCTAACATGAGCGGCAAGGCAATCGAGCTGATTCAGAACAGGCTCGATATGCAGTCATTCATATATATCAGCAACTTCGCCAAGGCCATGAAGCGCAGTGGCGAGATCTGGCTATCAATGGCAAAAGAGGTTTATGTAGAGGAAGGTCGCGATATTAAAGGTATTGCTGAGGACGAATCCCCACAGAAGATCACCTTGATGAAGCCGACAACTGCCCCGAGCGGGGAGGCAAAATACGAGAATGACCTATCAGAGGCTGATTTTGATGTTGCTATTGATGTTGGCCCGACAAGCGCCAGCAAACGGCAGACAACTGTTCGCAATCTAACCGGTATGCTGCAGATGACCCAAGATCCTGAGACTCAGCAGGTTCTTGGCGCTCTGGCGATGATGAACATGGAAGGCGAAGGCATCAAAGATGGGCGCGAGTTCTTCCGCCAGAAGCTTATCAGGATGGGCGTTATCAAGCCGACCGAGGAAGAGGCGCAGCAGTTGGCTGCTGAAATGCAGAATCAAGGTCCAAGCGCACAAGATCAGGCTCTCCAGGCTTATGCAAATGAATCAAATGCCAAGGCAGTGAAGGCTCAAGCAGATATGGCTCTGTCTGAAGCAAGAGCACAGGAGGCAAAAGCAAAAGTTGCTAAAATGCTTGCAGGAATTGATCATGATGAGCGCAGGCTATTGCTCGACGCTCTGGAAAAGATGGGGCTAACTGGCGAGACGCCAGAACAGCCAGCGGAAACCACCCCTCCGCCTGAAGCTGGGTGAGACAGAAGGAAAAGATGATGGCAAATGAAGCGCTAGACGATGATTTTGAGGTGGAAGAAGACTTGGCACAGGAAGTCAGTGCGGAGCAAGAGCAAGAGGAAGTAAGCGATACGCCTGAAGAATCCTCGAATGAGGATGTTGTAATATCTATTGATGGAGAAGAAGAGAACGAAGAAGAGCAAGAGCGCAAACAGGCTCCTGAGTGGGTTCGCAACCTTCGCAAAGAACACAGAGAGGCCGTAAAGCGTACTCGGGCGCTTGAGGCAGAGCTTGAACAGCTTAGGAATCCTGTCAGAATGAACTTCCAGAGAAGCCAACTCTTGAAGGATTCGACTATGATTCAGATCGATATGAGGAAGCGTTGGCCTCATGGTTTGAGCGTAAACGAGAGTTTGACGACAAACAGAAGAAAGAGAAAGAGGCTGAGGAAAAGACTCAGCAAGCATGGAATGAGAAGGTTGCTGAGTACGATAAGACCAAGAAAGAGCTTGATGCAGAGGATGCTGTTTCTATGTCAATGAACAACACTCAGCAGGGCATTATCATCAAGGTAGTGAAGAATCCTGCCTTGTTCATCTATGCCATTGGTAAGAATGAGGCAAAGCTGAAAGAGCTAGCCGGAATTACTGACCCTGTTGAATTTACTGCTGCAGTCGCTAAGCTAGAGGATAAGATCAACATGAAGAAGCGCAGCGCTCCGCCACCAGAATCAACAGTTCGAGGATCTGGAACTCTTTCAGCAACAACTGATAAGACGCTTGAGAAGTTGCGTGAGGAAGCCGCCAAGACTGGCGATTACACGAAAGTTCACAAATATCGCCAGCAGATGAGGAATAGATAATGATTGAAGAACTTGTAGCACGAGTATTCGACAGCCGAAATGCTGCACATATTCTCCACTGGAAGACTCATAGCTATGCTCAGCACGTGGCTCTTGGCGATTTCTATGATGGTGCGATTGAGCACATTGATGGAATTGTTGAGGCTTTCCAAGGGGCATTTGACCTTATCAAGATGCAGTCTTTGCCAAAGGGAGCGATCGTTGGGGATGATCTTGTTCCTCAGCTTGAAGAGGATCTGATGTTTATCCATACCAATCGAGGCGCTATTACTAACGGGCTTCCTGGTATTGATAACCTGCTTCAAGGCCTGGAAGGGCTGTATATGTCCACGATCTACAAGCTGAAGAACCTGAAATAACTTGATTTTTTGTGTAGGTTGTTCCAGAATCTTATAAAGTCTCGTCCACTTACGGACAGTATAGAAATTGCAAGGCAACCATCCGGCCTCCAATGGATGAGTAGATCGAAGCTGATTAACTCATTTAACAGGAGGCCGGTATGGCTAACAATGACTTTTCCAAAGAAGAGCGCGTAGCCTTTGAGCTGATGCTTGAAGGTTTCCAAGATGCGCTTGTACTCTCCAACAATGTATCCGTCTACAATACCGATCAGGT